GGTAAGGCATGCATTACCTATCTTAGCTCCGTTTCGCTTATCTTTGGAGGCTACCTACAAAAAAATAAAGAATAAGGATGTGGAAAGTCCAGTTCTTTCTGTCTCGTTTAGTCTAGGTAGCAAATATTGCAATAAACTTGGCATGAAGCTTACACGTAGACGTACGCTGAAAGCAATTGTCAAGATAGCGCTATGTAGTTTGCAATGATCACTCACAAATCAAACGTTCTCAAACTAAAAGAAATGAGGTGTAATTCCTCTCTCTTTTTTCTACAGGTTTGTGAGTGTTAATGGGATATAGCTTAACTGGTAGAGCAGCGGTCTCCAAAACCGTCGGTATAGGTTCGAGTCCTATTGTTCCAGTAGGTAGCATCGCTACTTAAATAAAATTAGTATCGTCAATAGATGTTTCTACTACATTCATGATGAGACACTAGCAAGCTGGTGTCTCTTTTTTATTTGTAAGTACTAGTTACACTTGACCAAACATTCGTTCTCTTTTATAATATAAATTGTAATCCTTATGATTATATCTACTAGAAAGAAGTCAAGAAAAATGCTTGTTTTTCTTACTTCTTTTTGATTTAATTATTTTAGTAGGTATAAATAAAATAAGGAGTGCTTTAGATGGCGAAGTTATTTTTTTCTAAGATGAATATTAATGATGAAATTTTTGATGTGTATGAAGGAAAGACAGAGTTGGATAAATTGTTAACATCAATATATAATGGAATTACAAATAAAGTGCAGATTCATGATGAATACGGTGGTCGTTACAAATTTTTTGATATAGATAAGTTTGATGACAATTCTATAATAAAAGGTAGATTAGGATATATAAAAAAAGGTGTTCACTCTAGTTATGATCCTGAAAAGGATACAGCAATTGATATCGAAGATAAAAATAAGATTGAATATATAACGTTTTATTTTGATGTATTTAAAGAAATGTTAGCTTTTACTGTTAATCCAACACTTACTAAAAAAAAAGTATTAGATATTTTTTCTGATTTAATTCGTCAGTCTACAGAAATAGGGGTTATTTTTATTCTAGAAACTAATATATCAATGCTGAAAATGGAGTTGAAAAAAGTAGAGGTTTTGCGTAAAGTTTCCTTAAGTATTGTTCCTCCAAATGGAGATAAGAAGGATTTTTCTGATCTTTTTAGTTTAATTCCTGAGAAGGTAGCTAAAAGTGGCGCAACAAAAATTAAACAAGAATATAGTAATAGAAAAAAGAAAGGACTTGATAAGGATAGCGAATTGATTCAAGATGCAGTCGATGGAATAGGGTACGGCTATGCTTCAGGAACTTTTTATGGAAAAGATAAACATAATGAAGATGTTGAAATAAAAACTGAGGATGATGCGCCATATATTAAAACAATCCAAGCCAACCAAAGTAAAGATAAAGAAATTGTCGCAGAAAAAGGTAGAGCTGGAGTGATAGATTTATTGGCGTATAAAGCTCGTATAAGGGAGCGTAATAAGAATGAAGGAAACGGAGAACCACAAAAATAATAAAAAAATTTCTTTTTATGTTAGTAAGAATAGATATATTGACTTTTTAATAAATACAAAAACATATAAAGACTTATATTCCTCTAAGGAAGCGTTGTTTAGCACTTTTTTTGCTATAATAGTGATTTTATTTATTAATAATATCATCTTTTTTAATCCTCAAGAAGAAACTACAGAAAGATTGTTAAATTTTGTTGGAGTGCTAATTGGATCAGTTGTAGGGTTGTTAGGATTTGTTATAGGAGGTCTTGCTTTGATAGTTGGTTCAATAGGGATTGAACTGATAGAGACTGTAGATAATGCAAACAAATTTGACTCATTAATGAGTATAATATTTAGATTTTATTTTGTGGGTTCAGTACTTGGATTGACGGTTATTATTCAGATAATTACATTTCTAATTTTATTAACATCATATGATTTTAATTTCTGGCTCACTTTAGTTCTTGTTTTTTTTAACAGTTTTTTCTTCATTTTCTCGTTGATAGCATCGATTATGTTAATGGGGAGCTGTATAAGACTTATGATACTACAATACAAATTAAAGAGTCAAAAATAAATTAGTCATCGTTAATCCGATGACTTTTTATATTACATAAAATTACACCGGAGGTGAGGTCATGGCAAAGTACACAGAGTGGATTAATGAAGATGGATTAATAAAAATAGGTGGGTGGGCTAAAGACGGCCTCACCGATGAACAGATAGCGCAAAATATTGGAATAAGTCGTTCTACGTTAAACGAATGGAAAAAACGATTTCCGGACATTAAGGACACCATAAAAAGAGGTAAAGAAGTTGTAGATCGCCAAGTGGAAAATGCACTGTTTAAAAGTGCGGTTGGTTACGAATATACCGAAATTACTAAAGAGTTAACTGACTCAGGCATGAAAGTAACTAAACGAGTAACAAAGCAAGTCGCTCCTAACCCGACATCTGCTATTTTCTGGTTGAAAAATAGAAAGCCAAATGTATGGAGGGATAAGAAAGAAACTCAACTGTCTGGTGAAATGTCTGTTAATAACCCTTTTGCTGGTTTGTCTGAGGAAGAATTAAGAAAGTTAGCTGAAGGCGATGGATAAAATCGTTTTAGGCGCGAAGTTAGAATTATCCCGTCGTTATTTTTGGGACTATTGTAAATTAACTGCATCTGACTTTTATAAGCAAGACAGAGAGTACTTAAAAGAGTTATGCGATGACCTGCAAGAATTCATTTATGATAGCGACGATAACGTTCTAGTTATCAACGAACCGCCGAGACATGGGAAATCGAGAACTGCTGGTAAATTCGTAGAATGGCTGTTAGGTAATGACACTCGAAAAAAAATAATGACGGGATCTTATAACGAAACGCTATCCACAACATTTTCTAAAAGCGTAAGGAATACTATTCAAGAAATAAAAGCTGATGAAAACAGAGTTGTATTTTCAGATGTATTCCCTGGTGTAGAGATAAAGTCTGGTGATGGGGCCATGAACTTGTGGAGTTTGACTGGCGGATATAACAATTATCTGGCAACGTCACCAACTGGCACAGCTACAGGGTTTGGTGCAGACATTATTATCATTGATGATTTAATTAAAAATGCTGAAGAAGCAAATAACGCTATGGTATTAGAGAAACACTGGGAGTGGTTTGTTAATACGATGCTATCTCGTTTAGAAACAGGCGGCAAAATCATCATCATTATGACCAGATGGAATTCTAATGATTTAGCAGGTAAAGCATTAAAAGAATTGCCGCAATCAGGCTATAAAGTAAAACATATTAGTATGAAAGCGTATGATGAAGAAACGGATACAATGCTTTGTGAGTCTGTGCTTTCCAAAGAAGAATATTTCCGCAAAAAGAAAACAATGGGTGCTGATATTGCTTCAGCTAACTACCAACAAGAACCAATTGATTTAAAAGGGAGGCTGTATCAAAGGTTTTCTACTTATGAAACACGTTCCAATTATATCAAGATTTGGAATTATACAGATACAGCAGATAAAGGTGCTGACAACTTGTGTTCAATTGTTTTTGGTGAGACAGAAGACCATAAAGCAGAAGTATTGGATGTTCTATTTACAAAAGAACCAATGGAACAAACGGAAACAGCGCATGCAGAACAAATTAAAAATAATCAGGTGAACCATGCCCGCATTGAGTCTAACTCTGGTGGGCGTGGTTTTTCTCGTAATTCAGAAAGAATCGTTAAAGAGCGGGGATATCGTGGAGCTTATTACGAGCCATTTCATCAATCGGCAAACAAACAATCGCGTATCCTTTCTAATGCAGCACTTGTTGAAAATAACGTGTTTTTCCCTTCTGACTGGAAAATAAGATGGCCAGATTTTTATGAAGCTATGACGACCTACCAAAGAGAGGGAAAAAACAAACATGATGATGCACCAGATGCAGTTACAGGAATTGTAGAAACGTTAGCAAATGATAATAAAGTTCAATTTATCCAATTTTAGGAGGTGGAATGATTGTTCCAAAGTGATTTAACATTGAGTCGATATAAAAGATTACGAACGAAATATTCTACGCAAATAAACGAAGAGCTATTTGATCCAAATGACTTTATAACAGAGATGAAGCCATTTTTTGATGACAGAGAGCGTAAATACAAAGCTTATACAAGTGAAGAAAATGAGATTGATAGCAGACCTAAACCAAACACAAAAATTATAAAAGTGAATAATAAACTTCACGCTGGCTTATACAACACCATTGTTGATCAAGCAGCTGATCATTTCACAGGTATCCCAGTTAAATGGGATTATGATATTACTGAACAACGGAAGTCCTTAATTCAAAAAACAAAGGATTTATTTTTAGGTAACGTCAGCGCGAAGATAAAAACACCTAAAGAATTCGATAGACTAGCAGAATTAGTTAAAGAAATGCGATTCGCAATGTTGGATTCAGACACGGCACGATATCAAGGCGCTTGTGGGGTTGCTTTTCGTTTGTTAGAACCCGTTGAAACTGCGGGAGAGTGGCAATTGTGGGCATGCAATGTTGAGCCATGGAGAGCCGAAAAATATGAGAATGCAGATATTTTCATTCGAGAGAAATATGACACACACCAAAAGAAATTTTTCGAAGAAATGAAAGTTGTTACTAAGAAAAAAATCTTAACGTATAACAGATACGTGGAAACGAATTTAATGAACGCGGCTGAAACATTTAAATTGACATCAGAAACTGATAATCCACTAGAAACATTCTACCTATCAGAATTTAAAAACAACACGAACCGTTATTGTGATTTTGAAGTAGCAGAGGAACTTTCTGATGCATTTGATAGAAGCCTGTCAGACCAGCAAAACGAGGTAGAGCAATTTAAATTAGCGTATATGATGATTAGCGGGTCTCGTTTAGGTGAAGAAGAAGCACAGAGGATGATGGAACAGCTAGGCATCATTAATTTGCCAGATCCACAAGCAAAGGTTGGCTATGTAACGAAAGATATTAACAAAGATTTCAACGAGTATCATGTTAATCAGCTGAAAAAGCTTTACTACACAGTCACAAAGTCAATCGACTTCAACGATGAAGTATTTAAATCCAATAGCTCTGGTGAAGCTCGCAAGTGGCAAATAATAGCACTAGAAGCCAAAACAAACACGAAAGAACAGTACTTCAAAGAAGGATTAAAAGAAGTTGCAGAGACGATGGCAGCTTTTATAAAATTTAACGATAAATTAGAAGTAGATGTTTCTAAAATTGTGTTTACATTTAGTCGTAGTTTACCAACCGATATTGGATATCTTGCTGAGGCGTTACCTAAATTAGCACCTTATGTATCAAAACGTACTATCATTAATCAAATTCCATTCGTTAAAGATCCAGATTACGAGGCGGACATGATGAATTTAGAGCAATCTCAGAACTATCCAAGCAGCGACTATAATTTAGGCGGTGTGGACAATGCCAAAGAAACAGACGAGTAGCAGTTTAAAGTATTGGGAAAAACGTCGAGAATTAGAAGACAAAGCCCGTTTGAAACTAGAAAAGAAAACTCTTAGTGAGCTAGAATCTGTTTTTGAACGTGCTTTAGTTAAAATTCAACGACAGCTATTGTCACAAGCGGATTTACACGACATCACACAAAGTGAAATGCTAGAAGACTTTAGCAAACGAGACCAAGAAAAGTACCGCAAGTATATCGAAAAAAACTATGAAAAGTTGATGGAATCAGATGAAGCTTATAAGCAATTCATTGATGAATATTTTCCGTCCTATGACTATGCGAAAGTTAATCGTTTGTTACAATTACGAGCAGATATCTTTTCAACGCTAGCTGATGAAGCAATCGCAAGCGACGTTAACGGTAAATTTAATAACGACTTAGAAAACATTACAAAACGAATCTACAATTCTAATTCTAATGCGTTGATGCAATTATTAGGCGGCTCAGCACCTGGATTAACTAAGAATGAACTAGAAAACATCATGAACTATCCGTGGAGCGGAAAAACATTTTCATCTCGCTTGTGGGGCAATATATCAACTCTAGAGCAACGTTTGAGCAATTCCATTATTAATTCATTGGCAAATGGTGGAGGGGTTGAGGAAGCTCTTAAAACGATGAAGAACGATGGTATTATTAGCGGCATGTTTAAGTTGGAACAAGGAAAGTTTAATCGTTCGATTGAAAATCTTGTTAGAACGGAATATTCACATTTTGCTGTAGAAGGTGTAAGAAAATCGCTAAAGGATGTAGGTGTTAAGCAAACACAAAGCTGGTCGGCAGAAGATGAGCGTGTTTGTTCTATTTGTGGTGGACGTCATGGAAAAGAGATTAAAGATGATTGGCATCCACCATATCATGGACGTTGCCGTTGTACTGAAATACCAATTATTCCTGAAATTAGCGATGACACAGATAAATTGTACGAGGAAATGTTTGGTGATTTATTGGATGAATTCGCTAATAATAATTGGGGAATAAAATTAAATAGGAAAGGAGGATAGCAATGAAAGGATTATTTGAAGCAGTGTTAAATCTAGAAGTTACCAATGGTACAGAAAAAGCCTATAAAAAAGCTTTTGAACAAGAAAACGAACGATACTTAACCAAACACACTTTGAGAGATGGCAACGGTAATATCGTCAAAGATGAGCTTAAATCAGTTTGGGGTGGTAATTATTGTCACGTTGATATTTTGTATTCGTTACCAGGTAGAAAAAGTAAATTAACTATTTCGATTGTGTCGAGAACTCTGCAAAATGTAAAAGATGCTGTCACTGATTATCAAATGCTTGGTGCTGAACTGGTCCATAAAAATTGGGAGTGATTTACTTTGAATAAAAAACCTGTTTTAACGATAGCGTTAAAACAAAAATTATACTGTCGGTATAGATTTTTTCAATTGTACTTCTTGAATATGTTTAACTATAAGAAGTTTTTGGAATTACAAGAATTCATTTTAGAAGAATTAGAAACGGATATAGAAAAATATTTTAAAGTTAAAGTGAAATAAAAAGTCTGACAAATGTTAGGCTTTTTATTTTGTCCGAAATGACGTTAAACTAGCGCAATGCTGGGCTTAATTGAATGGTGGGGCGCAATAAATAAATCTAAAGCAATGCGGGGCGATTAGTCGAATCGTGGGGCGAAAGGAGAAACAAAATGAAACAAAACCTATTACCAATGGATTTACAAATGTTTGCTGAAGGAGAAGGTGCTACAGACTTCACTTTCGATGATTTTAAGGCATTTGTAGAATCAAATGAAGAAGCACAAAAATTTGTACAATCACAGTCACAATCAGCTGCAGATAAACAATTAGAAGCTTGGAAACAAAATAATCTTGAAAAAATCAAGGAAACAACAATCAAGGAGTATGAAGAATCTAAGAAAAATAAAACTCCTGAACAAATTAAATTAGAAGAATTACAGGCTGAATTTGAAGCTGAAAAGGCATTACGTGTGACTAGTGATAATAAAGCTTTTGTTGCAGAAAAAATTGCTGGCTTAGATTGGGATGGAGATTTGAAAGATTCTATTTCTCAATTTATGTTAAATAATCTTGTTAGTTCAGATACTGAATTTACTAAGAAGGCTGTAGAAGGTTTTACAGAGCTTTTGGAAGCAATAAATGATAAGCATGCAGAAGCTATTAAAAATGTAGAAATGACTAAAGCTTTTGGTAATAAATCGCAACAAACCAACATTGGAACTGGAAATCAAACAAAATCGTTTGAAAATCCAGAGGCAGCATTAGGACAAAAATTACAAGCATTTATCGATTAGGAGGAAACTACAAATGAAAAAAAGTTCATTAAATAATCTTGAGTATTTAGATATTTCACAGGAAGTTAATGCATTACAAGTTCCAAACACACCATTTTTAAGCTATTTGTTAGGCGCAGGTAAAGTTGAAGCTGCCAAGTCAACTGAGATTAAATGGCGAGAATACGGCATGAATAATGATGATTCATCTGCTCAATTAGAAGGCGGAGAATACGCAGATGCGGAATCCGATCGTACATGGTTTAACAACTATACTGAAATTTTCAGAAAATCAACTTCTGTATCTGGCACATTAGATGCTATTAATGTAGATGGTGTAGGAAATGAATTGAATAGCCAAGTAGCTCTTCGTGCTACAGAAATGAAAATTGACTTAAATCGTAAATTGATTGTTGGTGTAAAAGCTGATGAATCTGGTTCTAAAGGTCGTCAGATGAACGGAATTTTAAATTTAATTAGTTCAACGAATAAAGTCGAAACAGCAGCTGCGGGGGCAGTAACAAGAAAAGATATTGACACATTATTTAAAACAATGTTCCAAAAAGGGTATATGGGCGAAAAATTATGTTTAGTAGCACCTGATATGCAAGACTTAATGACTGATCAGTTGGATGAAAAATCAACAAAAATTGTGCAATTTGGCGATAAACTTACATTTGGATTGCAAATTGGAAATATTGCCTCAAATTACGGTTCAGGAATTGCGTTAATTGAACCTAATTTACCTAATGGAACAATCGCAGCTATTGATACTAATTATGTAAAATTACGTCCATTACGTGAATGGCGTGCGGAAGAATTAGCAAAAACAACAGATTCAAGACGGATTGGATTAGTTGGTGAGTATTCAATTGAATACAAAGCTTCTAATTCTGGAGCAATCTTGAATTTGAAAGCCTAAAATATAATAACGAAGGAGGAAATTAAAAATGGCAACAGCAAAAAAAGAAGTAACTTATCGTGTGCTTGACAAGAAAAACTTTGTGGGCTTTATGCATCCTAAAACAAAAAAATTTATCACAGCAAACGAAAATAATGAATTTATAGTTTCAGAAGACGATAAAGAAGCTATTGAAATATTAGAACGTGCTGCAGATACTTTTAAAGTTTAGGTAATGATGCTTTATGGTTGATGAAAAAAAAGAAGAAATCGTTGAGAAAATTCAATTGATGCTACCTAACGCTTCTGAAGATAGGATTTTGTCTGTTTTAAACCTTGTTATCTTTGAAATCAATTCTTACAATACTTGTAAAATTGATATTGCTTGGGACGAGTTTGAACCACTTATAATTGAGGTTATCTATAAAGCTTTAAAAAACGAAATAGATAAGTCTGTAGCTAGTGTAAAACGTGGTGATACATCAATTAGTTATGTAGTTGAATCAAAAGACATACAATCACTTATGAAGAACTATAGCAGTGCCATTAAACGTATTTTAGGCTGTGATAGCGGGGTGTTTTTCTATTGAATGAAGCAGAAGTTTTAGCAGCTACTTATTTTGATACCTGTGTTATTGAGCGAATGAGTGATATTGAAAATGTGGAAAGCGGAATTACTGAACAAGTTTATTTTCCAATTCATGTTGGCAAGTTACCCTGTGCTTTCTCTCAAGGAAGTATGGGGAACTTACCTGTAATAGAAAACAAAGAAGCGTTTAATATCTCTTATGAAGAACAAAAACTTTTTTTAGAACCTAATATAAAAGTTAAAAAAGGAGATAGAATAACTATTACTCAAGGTACAGGTCAAAAACATGTGTTATTTTCAAAAAAACCTTTTTATTATCCAAGCCATATAGAAGTAGTGCTATCAGGAAGTTCAATTGATGAGTAAAAGCGATCTTAGAATGAAATCAAATGCTGATAAAGTTATTGCAAATTTAAAGAAAATGACACCCATTGCTGAAAAAGAAGGTGCTGCAATGGTGAATGATTCGTTAGCTAAAATTTATCAGTTAATTGTACCTATGACACCAATTAAATCGGGTGATTTAAGACGAGGCTATCGAATCATTAAAGCTAGAAAGTTGTCTAGTGGTCGTATCGTGGGTGCATTGATTAATAATGAAAAATACTTTAGATATGTAAACGATGGCCACCGAACAAAAAATGGCGGATTTGTTAAAGGCAGATTTATGTTGCAAAAATCTAATAAATTAGCTAATGCAACATATATTCCGAAACGATTTAAACAAATGGCGATTATCATTGTTAAGAAAGGATAGATATGTACGATAAAATTTTAAAAATGCTTACTGACACAATAAAACAGTTCTCGAATGCGCCTATCTATCTTGATGATGTAATGCAATCGTCAGAACCGTTTTATTTTGTGCTAAGTCTTGAAGAGAGTCTGACTGATAATGTAGGTCAAAACGTTCAAAATAAAGCATACAATGTTGATATTGCACTGGTTGATAGTAAGAAAGATAAACAATTAGTAACAAGCCTAACAGAAAGCTGTGGGGCTTTTTTTAATGTGTTGAATTTGGACGGAAACGAATTGTTTCCAGAAGATTATCAAACGTTTAAAACAGACGGAATTCAACATATCAATTTTAATGTTGCGTTCCCACAATTAATTGAATGGAGTGAAAAATAGATGGCAAAAAAGAAAAATGTAAGTGTCATTTCTGTAGAGAAGCCAACGTGGTTCCCACTAACAGACGAAACGGGCGCTTTTCCAGTTTACGGAGCGCCAATTACAATCGGTACTGCTGTAAGTATCAAACCAGATGTTACAACAGAAACAACGCCTGACTATGGCGATAGTGTAGTTCAAGATCAGTATGTTGCATTTGGTGGTGCAGAAGTTACTTTAGAAACAAACGGCTACCAAAATGAAGTTTTAGCTGAAATTACAGGGGGGAAAAAATTAAAGGGTGGCGTATTGCGGTCTGCAGATGATATTGCATCAGATGGCGCATTTGCATATCGTCGCCGAAAATCGAACGGTAAATATCGCTATACGATTTTCTATAAAGGAAAATTTGCTTTAACATCTGATGAAACATCTACATTAGAAGGAAGTTCAGTATCTTATACCCATCCAGAATGGACGGGGTCTTTCGTTGATGTTCCAGGGTTGGGTTATATGTATTCCGTGGATGAAGACGATGAAGGTGTTGACTTAGAGATGATTAAAAACTGGTTTACTGAGGTAATGGATCCACGTAAAGAAAATACTACTGCTGTTACTGGTGTAACTTTAGACCAAACAGAGTTAAATTTAAAAGTTGGCCAAACAGCAACCTTAACACCGACAATTACACCAGATAACGCCTCAAATAAAAAATATCAGTTCCGTTCAGAAAGCGAGGCTATTGGAACTGTAACACCAATTCAAGGGAAGGTTACTGCTGTAGGAGAAGGGACAACGAAAATCGTAGTCACAACAGAAGATGGTAACTTTACCGCAGAATGCACATTACATGTAACAACAGCAGATTAAAAATAACAGTTTAGGACGACCTTGTCGTCCTATTTTATATGGAGGAATTAAAATGGCAAGTAAATTTCAACAAAAAATTAAATTAATGATTAAAGATGGTAGCAAATATACTACAAAACAATTCACGTCGGCAGAATTTTTACCAGGTTCAGTCATGGATACAGGGACTGATTTACAAATCAGGTTAGAAGAAGCAACAAAAACAAATGATATGGAAGCAATTCGTCCTATTTTAAGAGAATGCTATGACTTTATTGCTGACGTTATTTTTGAAGGACAGTTTACTGGACAAGAATATATTGACGGTATGGACGCTCGTGAATTATTGAAGATTACAGGTCAATTGTTAGGTTCTGTTACTTCTGGTTATGATGCAATTTATTCTGAACAGAAAAAAAAGTAACGGAACTTTTATATCATCCTCATTTTAAGTACACGCCACAATATCGAGAAGCAGAACTAAAAAGTTCGCTTCTTGAGAATGGGTGGACTTTAAACGAGATCGAAAACACAGATTTAAACGAGCTTTTGAAAATTTACGCATTTAAAGATGCTGTAGAAGAATTTGAAAATATCAAATATCTTGATGAAAATACTATGTTCTAAGAGGGAGGGGGTACTTTTTGAACAATGAAGACTTAGTCTTAAAAATGATACTGGATGAATCTGGCTTTTCACAAGGATTAAATTCAGCAGTAAAAAAGTTACAAGGCTTTGATGTTGAAGTTGATAGAACAGGACAAAAAGGCGGCCGATCTCTTGGGAACATATGGACGTCGTTTGTTGGTAACTTTTTAGCCAGCGGAGCTACTAAAATCATTTCAAAAGGAATTGGGCTGATTACCAGTAATATTGACGGAGCTATCAATCGTGTAGATACGTTAAACAACGCAAATCGCGTATTTGAAAATATGGGCTTTTCAGCTGGCGAAACATCAAAAACAATGGATAGCTTAAAGAAGAGCATCCAAGGGTTGCCTACGCCGTTAGATAGCGCTATTAAAGGTGTTCAATTAATCGCTTCGTCTACAAACGACTTAGGGAAGTCAGAACAAATTTTTGCAGCTTTAAATAATGGAATTCTCGGTTTTGGTGGTTCTGCTGAGATGGTAGAAAATGCTATTATTCAGCTTTCACAGTCATTTTCTAATGGTAAAGTAGATGCTGAAACTTGGAATTCAATGATCAATAGTGGTTTAGGACCAGCGTTAAACGCTTTAGCAAAACAAATGGGATTAACAGCTGGACAGATGAAAGCAGGGCTTTCTGATGGCTCAATTTCAGTTGAAGAATTTCAAGATGCTTTAATCAGATTAAATAAAGAAGGCGGTGGCGGTCTTAAATCATTAGAACAGATTGCTAAAGATTCTACCGCTGGTATTAAAACAGGTTTAGCTAACATGAAGACTGCAATCGTTCGTGGTGTGGCTAACGTTGTAACTAAAATTGACGAAGGCTTAAAAAGTGCAGGTTTTGGAAGTATTAGTGAAATCATTGCTGACAAAGGGGCAAAAATGGAAGCAGCTTTATCTAAATTTGCCGAGATGATTCCGCCAATGATTAAAACAGCCAAAACATTGTATGATACGTTAAAACCTTATGCTCCATTGCTTGCAGGTTTAGCTGGCAGTATTGGAACGTTGATGCTTGCTAAAAAAGTAAGTGCAGCATTCACGGCTTGGCAAAAAGCAACAGAAGGATTATCAATTGCGCAAGCGATATTTAATTCAACTATGTTGGCGAATCCATTTGTCGCTATTTTAGCTGCAGTTGTAGGTTTAGTTACAGGATTTATTTATCTTTGGAAGACTAACGAAGGGTTTAGGGATGCTGTTAAAAATATTTGGAAAAATATACAAGAATTTATTTCTAGTGCTGCAGAAACAGTTGTGAAAGCTTGGGATTCCACAATGAAATTTTTCAGTAACATGTGGGATGGCGCAAAAGAGGCTTTTTCGAATGCTGGCACATGGATGAAAGAAGTACCTGGAAATGCAGCCGACTGGGTTAAAAATAAGTGGAACGGTACCAAGGAATTTTTCAGTGGACTTTGGAATTCAACAAAAGAAGGCTCAAAAAATACATGGGAAAATATTAAACAAAGTGCTGCTGACAGTGCTAAAAGTGTTGGAGAAAGTTTTAAAAATGGCTTTGATAATGTGAAAGATTGGTTTAAGGGTGTTGGAAAATCAATATCAGATGTTTTCACAACAGCATTTGATTTTGTCTGGAAATATATTGGTCCATATGTAACAGGAATCAAAAATGCGTTTAAAATGGTTGTTAACGCTATGAAAGCGAACATTGAAAATGTCAAAATGATCGCTGAAAATGTCGTCACCATTCTAAAAAATGTTCTATTAGCTCCAATTCTTTTCATTACATCAATGATCACAGGTGGATGGGAAGAGGCAAAAGAAAACATGATTGCCGTTTGGGATAATATTGCTGAAGCTGCTCAGACTATTTGGTTCGGGATTAAAAATATCTTTTATAACACTGTTACAGCTATTTCCTATTCAGTCACTTCTATTTTTAATGGATTGATGTTGACAATTAAAAAGATTTGGATTGATGTGAAGTTATTTTTCACCTTACTCTGGATTGACATTAAATATGGAGCGATCAACGTTTGGATTGAAATTAAATATTCTATCATCGAAACGTGGATAAATATTAAATTTGAAGCAATTAGAATATGGGAAAGTTTGAAAACTTGGTTCTTTGAAACAGTAGAAAACATTAAAAATGGTGTAATTGATGGTTGGAATAACTTAAAACAAGGCACAGTTGATACATTTAACGCAACTGTTCAATGGTCAAAAGATACCTGGAATAATTTTAAACAGTGGATTGTTGATCTTGTGACAGGTATAAAAGACGGCATCATTAACGGTTGGGAAAACTTAAAACAGGGAACAATTAATATTTTCAACAATTTGGTACAAGGTGCTAAAAATGCGTGGAATAATCTTAAAAGAAGCGTTAGTGATACAGTTGAAAATGTGAAGCAAACCTTTAATGATATGCGCCATATCGATTTATTTGAAATTGGTAAAAATATTATCCAAGGATTAGTTAACGGTATTGGTTCAATGATTGGTGCTGTGAATAAAAAAATTAAAGAAGTTGCTGGTAATATTAAAGAAAAAATCAAAGGTGCTTTAGGCATTCATTCACCTTCAAGATGGATGCGGGATATGATTGGTAAAAATATTGTATTAGGTGTTGTAGCTGGTATTGACCAAGAAAAAGGAACGCTTGACAAATCAGTGAAAAAAATGACCGATTTACCAACAGAGTTACCAAATTTTTCTACTACTAGCAGATATATCAACCAACAAGGAGCTCAAACAGAAAGCTTAGCTAAAAATAAAGGTAATGCTACGACTAATATTGGCGGTGATACTTTCAATATCAATATACAAGCTATGGGAAAATTAAATGAAAAACAATTAATGGATATGGCTAAAGACCTCGTTAAGTATATTCAAATTGTTAAAAATAGAGATAGTGATGCAACGGGGGGTGCTTTTGGTGGAATTTAAAAGAGGACAGTTTTTTCTTAATGGAAAACATAGTTCTGAATTCAATGTATTTATGAGAGAAAGACCTGAACGACTTTCTGCAGGACGTGTGGTAGAGCTTAGGGAGCGAATGGGTAATGATTCAATAGCCGTTGATTTTGCATATTATAAAAATGTAGAACGTACCATTACATGCTATGCGAAAGCAAATACTTTACAAGAAGTTTCTTTTTTAGAAGATGAAATTTCCTTTTGGCTCGATATGGGAAACTATTCTGATTTTATTGTCTATTTTGATGAGCATTATATTTATCAGGCGATTGTAACGAGTCCACCAAAATTTACAGGAACAAGAAAAAGCGGGTTTTTAATTCCTTTTGAATTTACTGTAAGTATCCGACCTTTTAAGAAAAATCGTATTGGCCAATATTGGATAAGTAATCCTAATCAGTTAATCAATACAGAAAAATATCCTTCAGAACCCATTATTCAGATTTTGGGGTCTGGGGATATTTCTTTTTTTATCAATAATCAATCATATTCATTAAAAGCAATTAACGGTGACATCATTATAGATTCAGAAAAACAAGAAGCTTATAGAAAATCAGGCGGAGCATTTGAAATCTTGGATCATAAAACACTTTTTAAAGATTATCCGATTTTAAAATGTGGAGAGAATAATTTTCGCTGGACTGGTAAAGTAACAGAGTTTAAGGTTCAGCCGAATTGGAGGCGAAAGGTTTGATTCCAGTTATTTTTAAACCTGGAGAAAAAGATTTTTCAACAAATGGATTAGGACGTCTTGTTGATGCGACACGTTGCGAAATCACTGAAGAAGCAAACGGAAAATATGAACTAGAAATGGACTATCCAGCGATTAGCAGATTTAGTGATTATTTCGAAAATGGCTATCAAATTAAAGCAAAGCCAAATGACTTAGAAGAATACCACATTTTTGAGATCAAACAAACGTTTAAAGATACTTTTACTAATAGCATTGTTATTTATGCCCAATCTCGTACTTATAAGCTAGGAAACAGACAAGTGAGGCTAGTAACAGTTGATAATCGTAATGGTGCAGAAGCAATGAAATTAATCGAACAGAACATGGACGAACCTTGTGATATCAAACTATATTCTGATATAAATACAGCTTCTAGCACTACATTTGAAGCTAGAAATGTATTGAATTGTATTGCAGGGGAACAAGGTTCTCTACTTCAATACTGGGGCGGAGAAATAAAACGAGAGCCTTTTAAATTATCTTTGCTAAGGCGTAGAGGACGAGATAACGTTGGAACTGTTCGTTATGGTAAAGATTTAAAAGGATTAACCATTAAATTTGATTGGCAATCAATTGTTACTAAAGTTTTGCCATTTGCAGAGCTTCAAAGTGGAGCAGACGGAACTTCTCAACGGATTTATGGAAATGCAGTTAAAAGCGAATATATCAGTAAGTATCCTGATGTTTACGCTCAATACATTCAGTTTACTGAAGATCAAGGAGTAAAAGATATAGCTAGCTTAAATAAAGTGGCAAGTAAATACTTCACTACATTATATCCAGGAAGTGATAAGCCTAAAGTTTCTATTGAATTAGAAATTGAGAAACTTACAGATTCAGAAGAAGCAAAAGAATTTGCTAAGATGCGTAACTATAATTTATTCGATACATTCACTGTATACCACAAGCTTTATGATATTGACATTCAAACGAAAGTTACAGGAATTGTCTATGATGCTTTAGCAGAAAAAACAATAAAAATCACTGCGGGAGATATCCAAGTTGCTTTTTATAAACAGCAAAGCCAAGACTTTCAAGAAGCTATAAAAACATTGACAAAAAAAGAGTATATGAGTGATTTTGTAGATTATATTACTGATTTGATTAACGGTGTTGAAGGCGGAAGTATACGTCAGTATCCTAAAAATCGACCTAACACCCATTATTACTTAGATACGGAATCCACTGATACTGCAAAAGATGTGATTGCAATTAATCACAAAGGAATTGGATTCTCAAGAACTGGTTGGAAAGGTCCATTTAAAAATGCATGGGGAATTAATGGAGTATTGAATGCGGACTTTATAGGAGCTGGCAAAATAAAATCTAATATTTTTGAAACATCATTTAATAGCTGTGGAGATATTTTACGTATGGTAAATGGTACTTTACAAGCTTGGAATAATAAGAAAAAAATCATGGAATTAACTAAAAAAGGGATGGAGTTTTGGAATGGTAATAGTCACGTTGGCGCGATGGGAACAAAGGGAAATCCTTTTCCAGGGTTAGCAGATAAAAATGGAAATCCTGTAGTTTCTGATGGGAATTCATTACTATTAGTCGCAGATAATCCCCAAAAAATTATTGGTTTGTCTAACCAATCAGGCACAGGACATTTAATTACTGGTCCTACACAGTTTTTTGTTGGAAATAATTTTAACTTTTTTGGTCCAAATGGAAGTAAAGCAATTTTGACAGTTGATCGATTGATTGTGGGCGGCAAAGAAGTTATACCTGGTCAAAATGGTGGTGGCGGTTCTGGAGCTGGAACAGGTGGTTATCCATCAGAAGTTACAAGCGATGCAGATAAATTTGCTTGGGACTTATGGAGTTACCTATTAGCTAACGGATACAGCAAAGCAGCTGCTGCAGGTATCCTTGGAAATGTACAAGGAGAAGTTGGTCCAAGTATGAACCCAGATACCGAACAAATAGGCGGTCCAGCTTACGGATGGGTTCAATGGGACGGTTCAGCATATCCATTGGTAGGCGCACCAACTTGGAATGGCCGAGAATATGTACAACGCTTAATCGCAGCTGCAGGTATCAAACAAGACTATAGGACGTCATTAGCCCAAGCTCAATTAATTAATTGGTGTATGTTCAATGGGCAATGGTTAGGACAAGTAAGTCCATTAACAGTTGATGAATTTAAAGTTGTCAGCTCGCCTAAAACAGCTGCTTATGCGTTTGAATTAAACTTTGAACGTCCAGCTGCAGCACATCCAGAAAGACAAACCAATGCACAAGTATGGTATGACAAATTCAAAGATTTGAAAGCTTCTACTGCAACAGGAAAAGCTGGCATAGAACATTTGGAGACCTTAATGGGCAAATGGCTTGGTAATGGGCAATGTTATGCCGTTCCAGCCGAATATTCTGGTTTTATGGGCGGCTGTGGTTTAGGTGCAGGAACAATTTATGGCTTTTCACATGTAATTGGTGATACATCATCTGCTGCAGATATTGGTGAAGCATATGATTGGAATGCGGTAGGTTGGCGAGTAATCCAAAATCCAACGTATCAAGATTTAGTGGTAGGAGCAATCGTCAATATTAGACGAGGTGGCCAATGGGGAACAGGTTGGACAGTAGACCCAACATATGGTCACACGGGCGTGATTTACGGCTTAAATAACGGACGTATCCAAACCATAGAACAGAACGCCGAGCAAGGGCAAATTGTCGCAAAATATGACCGATTATATTTTGCTAATTCTATTCAATCGATTGTTATTCCACCAAAATAACGAAAGGAGGATTTTTCAATGGTTAAATGGCAAGCAACGCTAAGTACAACTGAACCTTACAATTACATTGGGATTCAGAATGTACGACAAGGAAATCGAAACACAGAAGTCTTAGAAGCCATACTAGTTGAAAATGCTTTGCCACTTGATTTAACAGGTTGCGAAGTTTTTTTTGAATCGGTTATTGATAATAAATATCCGATTCAACGTTCAGCAAAAATTGTGAATGCCAAAAAAGGGATTATTCAGTATACCTTTGATGAATATTCTATGCAGTCGTTACACAGACAAGAAGCATATTTCAGTATTCATAAAGGTGATAACCTGATTGGTGCAACGCAAAACTTTTCTTACTTTGTAGTGAATGCTGCTTCGAAAACAGAAGGTGAAATGGGTTCTTATTGGCAGTCCATTGAAGATTTAATCGCGGACATGAACGCTTTTATCAACGAAAATAAGGGTGATTTTACTGATTGGATGAATGCTAGAAAAGAAGAGTTCGAAGCGTGGCGAGATGCGCAAAAAACAGATTTCACTTCATGGTTCGAATCAATCAAAGATATTTTAAAAACGATTGATCCTGGCGGTACGATGTTAGCCGAGCTAATGGATGCACGTGTAGACATTCAAGGAGTGCGCCATAATTCAATTTCTGAACGTTTATTGGCAGATATGGAATATTTGTATCAGAAATTAGAGAAACGCTTATATACGTTAGAATATGGCGAAATAAGTGACTTGATTATTTTACAAGATGATGCTTTTTCACTGAATCATGAAACAGAAATTGTTGGAACAGTTGATTATCCTGCGATCGATGGGGCATTGGTTATCGCAACAGTTGATGATACAAAACAGAACGCTTATGTGTTTGAAAAAGTGGGTGAAATAAGTGGTTAAAGCAAAACGAATGATGGAAACCGATGAAAATGGCGTGGAACGTCAGTTTTATCCTATTACACATGCATCCGCTGTTCGAGGATTAGAAAAAATTATTGCGGGTCAATCAAAAGTATTATCTGTTAATGGATATACTGGGGCAGTAATTATCACTAAAGCAGATCTAGGCTTAGAAAATGCACTTACAGAACTTCCTTATGCGACAGAAGAAACAGACGGTATTATCACTGCTGAAATGTTTCAACGGTTGTCAAATGGCGAGGGAGGCGTGTACATTCTTCCAATCGCTACCGCAGATGAACTGGGCGGAATAAAGGTTGGCCAACTGTTAGAAATTACAGAAGACGGAACGTTGTCTGCGGTAAAGCAAACAGATCAAAATTTCACCACTGAACTAAAATCGAAACTGGAAGAGTTGAAAGGTTATACTGCTGGAGCGAATATTTCTATTTCAGAAGATGGTGTTATTTCAGCAACTGGTGGTGGCGATGGCGGCGGAGTGAATCAACAATATGTTGACCAAAAAGTTCAAGAAGCCATTGACAGAATACCTGATATTACGTTTGAGAGAGTAGGGGAAGTTGAATGACAGATATTGTTAAAGTAAAACAAGGAGGAACACAGGTATTTCCTCAAACACATTGGAATGCTGTGGAAGGGAAACCAGAAGTATTGAAAGGTGAAAAGGGAGACCCAGGTCCACAAGGTCCAAAAGGAGATAAAGGAGACGTTGGTCCGCAAGGTCCAGCAGGGCAAAATGCAACAACGACAGACGTTGCAACCTCAATAAAAAATGGCTTGATGTCTAAAGAAGATAAAACAAAGCTAGATGGATTGCCAGCAATTACGTTTGAAAAGGTAGGGGAAGTGTAATGACAACAGATATTGTTCAATTAAAAGAAAAAGGAAAACCAGTCTATCTTAAAACACATACTGCCGCAATTGATGGGCTTGAATCTTATATAAAAAAAATAGATGCGGACAAAGCATATCAAAAAATTACCAAAAAAGAACCGTTGTGGACAGGTGCATGGTATGGCGGAGCTGCAGGAAATGGGCAAGTACCTTCTAAGTCTCTTTCACAGTGTGAGAATGGTTGGATTTTACAATGGCAAGAATATACCAAAGAAGGAGCTTTGAACGGTGCGTGTTATCACTTTTTCTTAGTGCCTAAACAGCATGCGCAGAATCCAGGTTCTGGGGGAGTTATTTTCCTTTTACATGGATACTATACTAATTTAGTACGGAAATATTTATATATTAAGGATACTAAAATTACTGGAAACGACTTAAATGCCTCTTCTAGTGATACGGCTGGTTCAGGCAGTAAAATGTTTGCGTTAAGTGCGATTTATGAATACTAGGAGGAAAGAGAACATGAAAATTTGGATTGATGATATTCAAGGTT